TTTGATACTCCTGCAACACAAAATTGTTTAATGCAAATAGAAAATTCAGGAAATTCTAATACAACATTAAGATTAAGAAATAGTCAAGGATATTTTGATTTAAAAAGACAATATAGTAGCACTTCATTAAAATTTACAGATGGTACTAATACACCTTTAACACTTGATGGTAATTCTGCTACTTTTGCAGGAGATGTTACAGTAGATACAGACACACTAAAAGTAGATGCTACTAACAATAGAGTAGGTATAGGTACTACAGCTCCTGATAGTATTTTAGATATTAGAGGAACGAATCCATCTATTATTTTAGCAGAAATGGATCATAGATTTTTATCTTTTAATGTTGATGTGCCTTCAGATGATGTTCATACAATATCAGTAGACCAAGCAGATGCTTTAGCATTTGGCGAAAAATTGAAAGCAGATGATACGTCTTTAGAAAACGAATGGGTAAGAATCACAAATGCAGGTAAAGTAGGTATAGGTACTGAAAGTCCTACTACTACACTTGACGTAGAAGGTACTGTATCATATAAACATACTGCATTTACTACGGCAGGACCTACAGATAATGTAGACGTATCTGGAACTACAGTATTAGAATGTGATACTTCAGGTGGTCACCTCACAATAGGTGGGTTTTCAGGTGGCGTACAAGGACAAATATTATACGTTTTAAAAACAACAACAGACCTTAATAGAGTAATCTTAGAACATAATGAAGGTGGTGGTTCACAAGATATATTTTTAAGTAGTGGTGCAGACTTGTCTATTAGTCTACCGAGTGGAATTGCATTGTATTGTAATGGTTCTGATTGGTTTGCATTAGCATAAATAGGAGTAATAATGGAATTACAAGAAAAATTAGATAACCTAAATAAACAAAAAGACCAATTAGAAGTTGCGTTTCTTAAAACTGTTGGTGCTATTGAAATGATACAAGGATTAATGGCTGAAGAAAAGCCGAAGAAAAAGGATAAATAATGGGAAGTTTAGCAGGTAAAAGTCCAGCAAATACATATAAAAGTTTATTAAAAGTAGCAGATGAAACAAATGGTGTTACAGGTACTGCCTCCCAAATAGAAGATGGAGAAGGTACATCTACTTGTATATCTGTTGGCGATGATAATTTTAAAGTAAAACCACAAAGCGATAATACAACTACTACATTTGAAGTAGAAAATGCAAGTGGTAGTAATCTATTAACAGTAGATTCATCTAATAGTGTAGTCAAAGTAGGAACGTCACAAGTAAGTGCTACTACACAGTTATTAACATTTAATGCTTATGCTTTACTTCCATCAGCATCAGGAACACATATGGTAGTAGGTTTAGGTGGTTTAGAATATAATTCAGCGATGCGTGAAAGAACTTTAGGAACAGGAACAGACCCATCAACTTCCTTAAATTCAACTACTACTACTGATGATTATACTAATGCAATATTCCCTGTTCCATACAATATGACTATAGATGCAGTTAAAGTTTTATCATCTACCGATACAGATACTGATACTACTTTAAACTTTCATTTAATGAGTTATGATATGGTAGCAGATGGAACAACAAGTGATGGTGATTTATCAAATGGAGTAGTATTAGCAGATGGACAAGCAACAAGTGTAGATAGAAGTGTAACAAAAACAACAGATTTAACAATACAAAGTTCAAGTGTAACAAGTGGTAAAGTAATTATGTGTACAGTAGAAAACGAAACAAACACAGACGATATTAATATTCAGGTACAAGTCAAGTATCATATAGCATAGGAGAAGAAATGGCAAAATTAGACGCAAATTTAACAATAACGGCAGGGCAAGGCAAAGAGTATCTATGCTCTATGAGTGATAACTATACAGAGGTTTATCAAGAAATGGCTAAGGTAAACAATGCAGATGCGTTTGTCACTTTAGCAAGTTTATCTAAAACTGCACCAAGTATACTAAAAGGTGCTAAACTTATTGTAATCAAAAACAATAGCCCTGTTGGTGTAGAATTACAATTTCATATTAATAAATTTACTGATAACTCAAATGTAGACGAATATTCGGCTGACGTTAGAGTTACACAACTATTAGGTGCTAATGAATATTTAGTATTACCAAATCAATATATGTTAGAATATGCAGCAGATGCTTCAGGTGCTATGGCTAAGACTATAGACAACGCCACAGGTTACTCAGTTAATAGTGGTAAGCTATATGTTGATAGTGTAGCTAACTTAGCCGAAGCTGTAGACGGCTCTGAAACTGAAATAGATGTAAACGATGGAGATTATTTTAGAGTTGGCGACTTAATACAGCTTGGAACAACTACAGGCACTACTGCAACTAATATTGAAATTATGAGAGTTACTGGTATTTCTACTAATACATTAACAGTAGAAAGAGGATTGTTTGGATCTATTACAGGAAATTCATCGGCTCAAACAACTGGACACGCTTCAGGAGCTGCTGTACACTTCCCTTGGTTTAACACACAAGAAAAATACGACAAGTATCACGATGACGCTAATGCACTTGGTACAGCACAAACTAACTCAAGTGGTAGATACACAGCACAGAATTTATTTGGATATGGTAGAAGTGCTACTTATCCTACAGGTATTGTTAAAGGTTCTTTCGCTATGAAGTTTTATAACAATGGTTATCAAGAGTTTGGAATGTCTGGAATTACGCCAAACACAGAATCAGGTCTTGCTGCTTCAACAGCTTATGGTATAAATATAACAGTAGATGGTGGAAGTACATTTGTTGATTTAACATTTACAACAGATGCTACAAATACTAAATTTGGTGGAAATAATGGTGTTATAAGCAAGATTCAATCTGCACTTGATACTCAGTTCTATACATCAGGAAACTTGTTTGAAAAAGCAGTTACTGTAAGTATTGTAAATGGCGATATAAGATTTGCTTCAGGTAACAGAACAAGAAACTCTGCTATATTATTAGCAGCACCGGGTTCTGCAACAACACCATTTGGTGTAGGTAGAATACCTGCTATTGGAAGCATAGAAGGTGCTGTAGCTGCTAAATTACCTGATGATACAGTATTTGATAGAGAAACTTATGTTGAAAATAAAAATCAAAGTGCTTTTGCTTATGATGATGGTAAAGGTAATATTGTTGGTACTGCTACAGGTACTATAAACTATGAAACAGGTGCTTTAGACTTTACTGGTCCTGCTAATGGTGAGTTTGCAGTTAGTTTTAATTATGATTCGGCTCATAGTGGTGGATTAAACGATACAAGTAACCAAGAAAATGGTATTGTAACTTTATCGGCAAGAAGTGTAAATAGCAAAATTGATGCCGAAGTAGAAATTATAGGATTTGTATAAGGAGAATATATGCCGTATCATACACGCAAAAAGAAAAAGAAAAAAACTAAAATGAAAAAAAGAAAGAAGTAATATGCCAAAAAATAATTATGTAAAAGGTGTTAGTATGACAGGTCTTACAAGTAGACAAAAAACTGCTATGAGAAGGCATAAAACACATCATACAGCTAAACATTTAAAGTCTATGACTACTGCTATGCGTAAAGGCAAAACTTTCACACAATCACATAAAATTGCTATGAAAAAAGTAGGTCGTTAATGGCTAAATATAAAAATAGAACTGTTAAACTTAATAGTCCTTCTCGTATTAGAAAAGGGCAACCAACTTATGGAAGAAAAAAGTTTCAAGTATATGTTAAAGATGGCTCAAGAACTAAAAGGGTTACATTTGGCGACCCTAATATGAAAATTAGAAAAAGTAATCCTGAAGCAAGAAGGTCTTTTAGAGCAAGACATAAATGTGCAACTGCAAAAGATAAAACAACAGCAAGATACTGGTCTTGTAAGAAATGGTAGGAGAATAGATGGCGACAGCAGCGATATATTGTACACATAAAGAATTAAAGAGAGTATTTCCTCAACTTGATAGTTTTGATAATAAAAAGCAGATTTATGGTTGGACAGAAGTTACAAGTAATAAGTATGCTGCACACAATAGTGGTATAGTATCTCAATTATTTGCAGATGGAGAGGATTTAGGACCTGCTCAATCAGCACATACTGATCTAAATGTTGAAGGCGAATGGTTTTATAATTCTGCTGAAGATGTATGTTATTATTATTCAGCCAGTAATCCATTAGATAAATTAATGGAAGGTGGAGAAGAATTTACTTCTATGGTTACACAATACAGAACTGATGCAAGTAGATACCTTGATAGTATGTTAGACCCTAATATGCCTAAAGAAGCCTTAAAAGATAAAGAGGGTAACTTTGACTATATTATTATTAGAAGTACGGCTTTAATAGCTGCTAACTTTATGATTAAAAGTCACGACCCTAATAGTGAACTTGCAAGTGCTTTAATGGAAGAAGCTAACAATAACATTGAAAATATTAATCAAGGTAGAGCAGCTTTATCTTGGCAGGTATCAAGAGATTCATCACAAGGTATAGTAAGAGATGTCACTTATACATCAGGTAAAATTAGACCTGTAGACACAAGAGGCGAATGGTCAGGCACTTATGACTTAATTAAGGTTAAAATAGGTACTGGTGGTGTTTTAGGAACGGCTACATATAATGTATATGTTAAAGATGGTGACGGACTTAAAAATCAACAAGTTATTACAAATGAAGTAATCAATGGCGACTATCAATCTTTAGCAGGTGGTTTAGAGATTAGATTTGCAGGTAGTACAGATGCTACACAAGCTGCTGCTAATGATGAATGGGAAATAGAAGTATTTGGTAGACACGAAGTTGTAGATGTGTCAAGTGGTAAAGCCGTTAAAATGACAAGAACAGGTAGAGCTTCATATAAAAGGAAATATAACTAATGGCTATAACTCCTGAAAATACATTTAAGAATATATTAGATAAATTGCGTAATGTATTAAGAACAGAATTTAAGGGTTCTCTGCCTGTATATATTGGTCACGAGCAAAAAGAGCAAGGTAATCAATATTTACGGCTTGATCCTGTAGGTAGTACATTAAACGAATATAATGTAAATGGTGAAATGAGGGAGTATCAAATTAATATGTTTTATTACTTTGCAGACCCTAATGTAAACAAATCATCATTAGACCACGTTTTAAGATTTGTATCAAGAATTGAGGCGTTAATACACGATAACATTACTATGACATTAACAGATAGTACAAATTGTTTTAATTGCAGAATTGAAGCAACAGAACTAAACGCCTTAGATGATGAAAACGAATATGTTGTACAGTTTGAATGGCGTGGACAACATTTAGGTAATTTAGATTAGGAGTAATTATGAAGATTAAATTAATAAGTAAAGACAAACCTATAACATCTAATTGGTGTTTTAAAAATGAAGGATTTTGTTCTACTTTATTAGGAGAAATAAATTCAGGAAAGCAAGTAGAAGTGGATAGAGTACCAAAACTTGCTTGGGAATATGTAGAAGAAGTTAAAACAGTAAAGAAACAAACAAAGGGTAGTAACCCTAAAGGAGAAAAATAATGGCTATAAATGATAAGGCTTACTCACCTAAGCAGTTCTCGTTTTTGGTTGCCGAGCAAGATGATTGGGGAACTATTAATCCAGATTCAAGTGGCAGCCCTGATAACTCTTGGTTAGCAGTAGATGTAGATTCTGTAGGAAGTCCATCTTTAAACTTAAATCAAGTTTTAGAACCAAGAAATGGAAGTCGTATTTTACAAGCGACTGATTTCTTTCAAGATAAATTAAATAAAGTTATAGAAGTATCTGTTTCAGGTACAGCTACAACAGAAGTATTAGATTTATTGCTTGGTAATATAACACAAGGTGATACTGTTCCATATTTGATAACATCTGCTGGTGCAGTTCAAAATATGTCAAGTGCAACATCAAACCAAACAGCAAATCAATTATTATCTATTGCGTATAAAAGTCCTGCAAGTGGACACGCTATAGGTCTTAAAGATTGTTTTTGTACATCTATTTCTTTTAATGGTGATGCAGGAACAGAAGGTGGAAGAATTAAATTTTCTGCTACTTTCAAAACAGGAAGTCTACCAGTAATGAATCAAGCTGATATAGCAATAGATACAGCTATTTCATCAAATAATTACTATATGAGTTCTTGGGATGCTGATGATAGAATTATTGCAGGACATTCTAATGTATTAGTAAATTCATTTACTTTAAACGTAGAAAATGATGTTGTATTTGCAGGTCTTACATCAACAGGTTTTGAATCTGCTTCAAGAGTTGGAGAAGTTTCTGCTACTGCTGATTTTAATGTTAAGTATGATGACAATACAGATGTTATGCTTGAAAATATGCACGACCAAGCAACAGGAGCTTCGGAAGGAGCTACATTAATGGCAACTGATGCTACACCATCTGATGGTGAATTTGAATTTAAATTTGCAGGTTCAGTTATCACAAGTGCTGCTTTAAGTGAAGGTGATATGATGGCTTTAGATGTGTCAGTAAAAGCTGTTGGCTCAGGAATTGGATCAAGCACAGCATTATTTGAAATAGCTTGTTAATTAAAATAAAGGAATAAACAATGGAATTTAAACTTGAATCTGGAAGTAAGATTAAGTTAAAAGATGTATCTATAGATGAGAGAGATGAAATGCTTGATTCTGTAGAGTATCAATATGATGCTAAAGGTAATCCTAAAGGTATGAAGATGATGAATAGTACGATTACTAAGTGGTTACGTTTATGTATTGACGGCGATACATCTGATGAGTTTCTAAAAACACTCACATTGAAAGATAGAACTGATATTTTTGTTAAAATGCAGGAGTATCTTCTTGTGGGGGAAAAGAAAGCCTCCAAGTAGAACTGACTATATTGTCTGACGGCTGTGGAGGCTGTCCTTATTGTGAATTTCCATACGAAGCACAGTTACCTGTAAAGACGGAAAACGGATACGAAACACGAGAGTTTGAATCACAAGATGATGTTTGGGCAGTTATTGATTTAATTACCCAAGAAACTAAAGAATTTAACGAAGAAAAAGGAAAGGAGTTTGATGTGGCTAAAAGTATTACTGCACAATTACCTTTCTTTGCGTGTATAAATCACGTTAGAGATGAGAAGTATATAAAACTTCTTAATAAGTATTTATATTGCACCGAAACAGGCACACCAGCATACTCAGGTAGTTATGGTGAGCAACCTGCAAGATGGGTACAATATTTTTTTATAATTAAAAATGCGATGGCGAAAAAGAGTAAAATGATACAAGAGAAAGCGAAAAAAGATGTCTGATATTATCGTAAAGTTTAAACCACAAGGTCATAAAGCGTTAATTAACGCTATAAGAGAATTAGAAAAGGCACAAAAAGGTGTAACAGGCACTACTAAACAAGCTACTACTGCTACAAAAAAACAAACTAAAGCAAATCACGGATTATTAACATCTAATAGATTATTAGACCATTCATTTGCTACAATGCGTTCACATCTATTACTATTTAACTTTGCTATGGGTCTTGGTATTAGGCAAGTTGTTAGATTTAGTCAAGATGCAGCAAAAGTACAACAAATGGAAACTGCCTTTAATACTATGTCTGGTGGTGCTACAAACGCAGCAGTTGCAGTAGATAAATTAAAAGAAGCTACTAACGGAACATTAAGTGAATTTGATTTATTTCAACAAGCAAACAATGCTATGGTTCTTGGGGTTACTAAAAACTCTGATGAAATGGCACAAATGTTTGATATGGCACAAAGATTAGGTGCAGCTTTAGGTAAAGATACTAAACTTTCTATAGAATCTCTTGTTACTGGTATTGGTCGTCAATCAAGACTGATGCTTGATAACATTGGTATTATAGTTAAATCAGAGGAAGCATACGAAAGTTATGCAGCACAATTAGGTAAAAGTAAAGATGAGCTAACTGACGCTGAAAAAAAACAAGCATTTATGAACGCAACTTTAGATGCTGCAAGAGAAAAATTACAAAGTTTACCACAAGAAGTTTTAACAACTGACCAACAATTTCAAGCATTATCTGCTTCTTTTGCTGATGCTGGAGTAGCTATTGGTGAAGGTCTTATGCCTGTTATTGAACCATTAGCTGTTGGATTAACGACAGTTGCTGATGCTATTACACCTGAAAGAGTAAAGGCTTTTGCCACAGTAGTTGGTGTAACTCTTGTAGGTGCTATGATTGCATATAGAAAATCATTAGAAGCTGTTATTTTAAGACAAACTATGCTTGGTTGGGGTGCTTTAGCAACAGGTGCAGGTTTATTAGCAGCAGAAGTATTAGTTTTATCTGGTATATTTGATGATGCAGAAGATAGTTTAAATGATTTTAATAACACATCATCACAATCACCTTTATTATTACAAGGTATACAAAATAATTTAGTAAGTGTAGCAGGTGCTTATAGAGCAGAATTGGCAGTTTTAGATGAACGTGCTATTATACAAGAACAAATGAGATTAAATGAAATAGCATTACAAGATATTCGTGATGGTAGTTTTGAAAGTATAGAGAAAAAACAAGAAGCTGAAAGAAAAGGTAACGCTTTACTTAAACAGCAAATGAGTTTAGAAAATCAACTTAATAATATAAAATTAAGGGGTATTGACGCTAATTTAAAAGCAGCAAATGCTGTAGGATTAGCTACTAAAAATATAGGTGAAATGGTTAAAGCTAATTCTTCGCAAATGGCTGCTATTGAAGTTACTATGAGTTTAATAAATGCTTATGGTTCATTTCTTAAAACAATGAACTCACCTATGATGAAAACTAATCCAATAGCCACTAAAGTATTAGCTTATTCAAATCTTGCTGCTGGTATTGCAGCATCTGTTGTTATAGCACAACAAGCAAGTAAATTAGGTGCAGGTGGCTCTGGAGGTGGAGGGCAAGTTTACGGCAAGTTTGAAGAAGGTGGTTATGTAGGTGGAAACAGACACGCACAAGGTGGTACTATTATAGAAGCAGAACGTGGCGAGTTTGTAATGAGTAGAAATGCAGTAGAATCTATCGGCTTAGAAACACTTAACCAAATGAATCAATCAGGTGGTGGTGGAAACATCAATGTAAGCGTATCAGGTAATGTTTTAACACAAGATTTTGTAGAAGGCGAACTTGCAGAATCAATTAAAGAAGCTGTCCGTAGGGGTAGTGATTTTGGGATTGGTTAATGCTGACGTTACCTCCAAAGTTTAAAC